TTGCATAATGTTATTACGATATCCATGGTCATCTTCGAACGATGCACCACTTCCGGTAATACGATGACATGCCATCACCCAAAACCGTGCGGATAAACCCCATGTGATTTCATCATTCCAGCGACAAATCTCTCTACGCCTCTCATCTTGCCATCTTTTTTTAGGAGTCTTAGAACCAAGAAATAAGTCTTGTAATACATTAGAAAAGCCAGCGGCTGCTCTATGTTTACAATCGTAGATTTCTATCTTCTGTAGAAGAGGGTCATTAATTTCTTTGTTTGCTTCAGGTCCTTCGTAATCTAATGGACCCCAGTTGACATTATCCTGTAACCATGCAGCCCTTGGATAATAATAATTAACTAGCACATCTAGTGCTTCATTGTTTAACCACTTCTTAGGCATAGCCTTCATATCCTGCTGCAGTATCTCTAAATACTGGTTTAATTAAATCAAAATGTTTTTCATAGACATGTAAATTCTGTACTTGCCATACCATTCTTCCTGGTTCTACACCAAGGTCATTGGCTAAATTATGCAATACAAATTGTTGCCATGCATAATCATTCTTATATCCATATATAACATCATTACTACGCATTGATACTGAACAATCTAATCTATCATTACGAATATAGTAAGCTACTGAATTAGTACATATAAAATCTGAAGCACCATCCATATCATACTCATCCCATATAGATGGTCTTTGATAAATCATAAGAGCTCTACGGCTATTAGGATTAGCTTTTAATTCATCTCTACATTTATTATATTGATTACCATTCTCTTCATGATAAATTAAATAACCATAATTAGAATGGATATAACCTTCATTTGATGCTGCATACATCCATGCTTCTGGTGGTGCTTTACCAAATCCATATATATCTTTAATGTTTAAAGACATAGATTGATACCAGTCAATTTCTTTTTTGATGTATCTTATATTAGGTGTACCGAATATTGCTGCTTCGTCTGCTTCAAAACTTGCACCGATAAGCTCAATACATTTTACGCCAGTCTTATCTATAGTCTGACCGTAACCACCACCTTGCTTGGCACCAATGAAATAGTCACGAACGTCAGCGACTCTATACGGACGTATCAACATTTTTAGGCCTATTTAAAAAGTCAAGGTCAGGGTCTTGGCCTTCCATCTTACCACGAATATATGAGACTGCAAAAGATGCATAGTTAATAAGATCTTTATATGTGTCTTCGAGTGATTCGAAGTTAGCTGTATTACCTGACTCAAGAAGAGACTGAGCTCTTAACATTTTACCATGCATAGTGTCATGAATTGAATCAACACCACGACGATAATGGTCGGCTTGTTTTACGTTAGAATTAGGATTTTGATAATCCTCTGATTTTTTAGATTGAAGTTCTGCACATTCTTGCAGAACTAATATAGATTCTTTTGTCATTTTACTCCTCTAATTTATAATATTATAACACAAAACCACGCGGAAGTACATAGTTTTCGTATAATTTTGTTTCATCATTGGCTAAGTATTGTCTATAGAAAGTAAAGTTAGCATCCCATTCATCTGTTATAAATCCAGGTTCTTTCCATCTTGTTCCTGAAAAATTATCACAAAGATAAGTTTGAACTATATCAGCAATATGATAACCTTTTGTCCAACGTAAATATTCTAATTTACCAATAGCATCTCTTATACCTTGTTCAGTTGTAGATACTTTAGTTTCAATTTCTGCCATAATAGTATTATATACATCCATAAAGTCATTTGGATTATTAGTATATCCACAATTTTGTATTAGATGTTGTTCAACACATTGACCCATTATACAATGAGCTACAACTATGTCTGGTGGACGACCATTTGTCCAAGTAATTTTTGGAGCTTCTACTGCAGCTCTACGCATTGCTGCAGCCGTGTCTAAATCTTTAGTATTAAACGTTGCCGTATATAAATTCGATTGCACGATCGGCCTCTTTGTCAAATGGTCTTGACTTGTACCAGTTTCCATTCTCATAATCTATCTCCTTGCATAGTGTAGTAATTTCAGCAGCTGTGATTGGATATTTCTTACGTATAGCATTGCTAGCTATAGAAACCATAATAGAGTACATCTTTACATACCAACCGGTATCAGTTATTTGATTATACTCTTTCACTAACTTCTTATTAACAAATGGGCAATTTTTGTAATTACTCCAAGTGATATTTGTATTTGTCATTTCATTTTTACGATGAGCTAATAATTGCTTACGTATTTCACGTGGCAAATTATCTATTAAAGATCCTGTCTTCTCAACATAATCATGCTTTGACATAATCTCATATGGACTCATGTCCTCGCCATTGAAATTATTGTATATAAAATTGTATGCACCTTTGTATTTACCAGGGACATAATACATACGACTTAAATCTTTTGTTTGAGGGTCACCAATATCTCCTAACTCTTTATTCAATGCAAACCAAAAGTGTTTAATCTTTTTCTTTGGTACATGAAAGGTTAATGGAAATACTATCCTAAATTTTGGATGTTCTTCTGTAGATGAAGCAGTAGAGTAAATAATATGGTTCCAAGTTCCATAACGATCTAATAGTTCTTTCTCAAGATTACCGTTAAACACAAGATTATCTACATCTACTGCGCACCATCCAGCCCAACTAATTACGTTACTATTAGCGCGAGTAGTATTCTCTTTATAGACGGCGGGAGAAATAAGGGGAGCCGACTTTTTATCTTTACGCTTTTGTTGGGCTAACTCGAATAACAACTTTTCAAACTTACGGTACTTATTAAAGTCCATACGCTTTTCAGTTTTGTTATCGAATATACTTTTAAATAATGTAAGGGAATAATTCAATGTATTTTTTCTATGTTACCTCTGCGCCAAGCTTCATATTGTTGACGCCATGCTGAATGTTCTTTTAATGTTAGAGATAATACATCTCTATCTTTATAGCGATGCAACCAATCATTATATGTCATTCTAAATTTTTTCAACTTTTGTTCCATATAACCTCACGTATTCTGAATCTTTAGTCCAATCTATTTTAGCTTGTGTACCATCTAATGGTCCTGGCCCTGGTGTGTAATGGCCAACTGGATATTCATCAAATTCATTTGCTTTAGCTTTAATTTCATCTTTAAAACTATATGGTATAAGACCATGATTCCATTCATGTGTTGGATTTACCCATCCATCTGGTTTAATTAAATCTGGAAGTCCTAAAGGATTTGGTCGTTCTTCTTTGATACCAACCTCTTTTGTCATATTAGCATCAAAAACATTATCCCATGCTGTGTGTGCATTAACACCCATCGCATCTAAAGTTCCAATAGCAACAACACAAATATCAATAAGACCATCAACAATCTCTTCAGCATCTTCTTCAATAAGTGCTTCCCTGGTTTCATCATATTCCTCCTTAATAAAAGCTAATCGGAATTCTAAATATTTTTTTAATTGAAATGGTGTGGCATGGTTAATCCATTCCCTAACACCATATTTTGTTTGCATACGATTGATATCATTTACCCAATCTGAACTCATAATTTATCTCCTTTTTTATCCATATAAATATTATATCATATATTTGTTAAAAGTACACACTTTTATACAAAAAAATCTTCAAGTGATATTTCCTTCTCACTGGTCCATCCAACTGCTTCTAAGACTGGATTAATTGCACCTAAAAAGGTTTTCTCGAATTGTAGATTATAGTCTATATACTTTTCTAGTTTAAATTCTTGTGGAAGATAATCAATAAATGCAATGACATTTTCCTTAATAGGATTTGGCTTAATAAGATATGTGAATTTAACCTTATCACCACCATGTATTTTTTCTATTTTATTCTTAAGCTTCTTATTATCTACTTCTGCATTATGTAATATAGCTCCGCGAACATGTATTGGTGTTCCTTTTTTATATAAAGTTTTCTTATCTTGCCATTTCTTTATATGTTGTACACCTCGAGGAAAACTAATCTCTTCTGGTGAGGCATTACAAAATAATGTTTTGAAGTTTGCTATATCTGATTGTACTGTCTCCTCATCAGTATCCATAATTCTTTTGAATATTTCTTTTAATGCTTGTCTACATATTGCTGGTGTAGATGACTTGATTGCCTCGATACCCATAATTTTTAAATGAGGATTTGTATAACGAACTCCCTCATTGTCATGTACATTTAATATGTATCTCTTCTTAGCTGTCCATATACCACGGTTAGCAATAACCTCACGTTCCATAAGCATTTTATTTTCTATGCCACCGAGTTTATTATATAAATCATCATAACATTTGGCGAGGGCACCTTCTAATGCTGTTGAACACATCTTATCTAAGAAGTCTACTGGCTTGGCTGGACTAAGACGTTTGACAAACTCATCAAGGCAAACATACAGTGAGTCTGTATCAATAGCAACTACATAGTCTTTGTTTGTCTTTAAAGTCTTATTAAGATAATCATTGAGGTGTTGTTCTGCCCAGCGAATTGTTGCTTGACCAGTAAGAGTAATACCTTCGGCAATTCTCATATCGAAATACCTAAACCATTTATTACCCATTGCACCATACAAAGAATTCAATAGAATTTTTAAAGCCATTTGTTGGTTCTTGGCAATAGCAATACGCTTCTCTAAGCCATACACTTCTGACTTGGTAGCACATAATTCTAATTCTTGTTCGGCCTTGATTTGTTTATGTTTAAATTCTACACGTTCATCATAAATTTCTTGAATAATTGCTGGTAATAAACCGAGTTTGGTTGTATTAAATCGAACACCATTAACTGCAAGAGCTGTATTTGCCTTTGTATTTTCTACATCTCCTCTAAGAACTGATTCAACATCAACACCCCTTTCATCATCAAGAAGTATAGTCTCGGGAGACATATTATATTGCATAATGATTGATGGATATAGAGAAGTTAAATCAAATGAACATATCCAATCATGCATACCTACTTGAGGATCTTTAACATAACCGCCGGGATATGCACCCTTATATGATTCTTCGTTTTGTGGAACAGCTATACGTTTAGCATATAAATCTCTATAGATAAGAGAATCCCAAATAGCAACAGTGCCAAGAACTTGCTCATAATTAACTCCTCCTTTATATGCCATAGTCAGGCATAGTGTAATAAGACCAAGCTTATCTTCCATACGGTCTATAAGTTCTACGTCTTTAATATTATAATCAATAAACTTTTGATAATTTGTATCATATAATTCGTTAAGGTCAGATGCTTCACTGAAGTCAAGCTTCTTTTCACCAAGAACTACATTAGCAATATGGTCTAACTTGTATGACTCTTGTGGACCATATGAATAACCAAACTTTTTAAAGATTGCCATAAAGTCTAAGATAGCCACACCTTTTATTTCATATTTAGATGCAGTTTTATTTGCAGGGCCCTTGATAAACTTCTCTTTAGATTCGACCATTCTCCATGGTGATAAGAATTTCTCTCTTGAATTACCGAGAACTCGCTTTATACGATTAACAAGATATGGTATATCAAAGAACTCTACGTTCCAACCAGTAATAACGTCGGGGGAAGTCTTTGCCCAGTGATATACAAATTTGTGTAAGAGTTCATGCTCGTCCGTACATTTAATATAACGAACCGCATGAGTTTGCATAAGAGATTTATCTGTATCATACTCGCCACATCCGAATGTATAATACGTATCGTCTATATTATTTTTCATTGTGATTGCTGTAATCTCTTGGTCGGCTTCAGCTGGGTCAGGAAACCCCTCACCAAATCTACATTCGATATCGAGTGAAGTCACATTAATAAGATTACGGTCCCATTTGATTTCACCAGGGAATGTCTCATTAAGATATTGTGCAACATAATTAGTATTGCCATAAACTTTAAAGTTAGGGACATCACTATATTGCTTTGTAAATTCAGTAGCTTCTTTCATAGAACCGAATACTATTGGCTCTACGGAAGCACCATCTAGAGAATTCCAATCGTGTTTATTGTTACCTTTATTAGTGACGTATAAGGTAGGTTTGAACGGAATAGTATATAAAACTTTTTTACCATTCTCGTAACCCATGTATTTGATTACCTTGCCGTGGCGGAAGGCACTAGTATAAAAAGTATTTGTCATGGGTGTATTATATCATAAATCAAGCTAAATGTACATACTTTAGAACACCCAACTTACAAAAGAATATCTTAAACCTTTAGTAACTTCTGTTACTCTATGAGGATATAAAAAATTACTAGGAAAATATACTATATCTCCTTTGCCTAAATAATATTCTGAACCAGCTGGACCCGCATCTTCAAAAAATCTTAAATAGCCACCAATATAATCATCATTTAAACAACCTACCATTGAAACAGTTGGGATTCCTTTTCCGCCAACCGCATTACCTACATGGTCACAATGGAGTTGCATATCATGGGTTGGTTTATATTTCATAAATTTTGGGTCAGTAAAATCTCTATAATAATCATACCATTCTATATCTTTTAAATATTCATGAACATAATGGTCTAATCCTTTTCTCATACTAGCTCGAACTTTATCTAATACTATTTGATTTTGTAAATGAGCTAACCCATAATTTCTTTCTTGTTCAGGAATATCTGGGTCACCAATAAACTGTTCCCAATCAATACTTAATGATGATCCAACAAGACCATCTTGTGGTCTTTCCTTACCTGGATAAGCACCAACTACATCTCTAGGAAATGGTAGCCAAGTATTTTCGTCATTGAGTGTGTTTATAATTTCGTCGCAAAGACTGTCACCAATCCATTTTGCTTTATGAATATAGTGCTTAACGTTAAGATTCATTTTTAAATCATTAATTCTGGTTGTGCCTTCATAATTTCGATAGTACCATCTATCATATCTGAATATCGTTTTGCCATTGCCTCTTCAGGTTCAACAATAAACATAATATGTTCTTCTTTAATAATGAGGCCATCTTTTAATTCGCTATAACCTAAGTAAGGCATAAAGCCGATACGACCAGTTGCGCCTGGCTCTGGGATTAACAATACTGGATTAAAGACCGTTGTTGTTTTCTCATTCATATCTCCTATACCACATAATATCTCTTCGCCCGAAGTTAATCGGATTAATCTATTCACTAATTTTTTCATAATTTACCTGTGTGCTTCTAATTGTTTTGATTTGTAATCTTTGATTGCTGCCTTAATTGAATCTTCAGCTAAGACTGAGCAATGGATTTTGACTGGAGGCAAGTTGAGTTGTTCAACCACCTCTACATTTTTGATTTGCTCTGCAGCGTCAAGTGACATACCTTTTAACATTTCTGTTATAATAGAAGAAGATGCTATTGCAGAACCACAGCCATAACATTTAAATACTGCGTCTTGTATAATATCTTTCTCTACTTTGATTTGTAACTTCATAACGTCGCCACAAGCAGGAGCACCTACCATACCAGTACCCACATTTGGGTCGCCTAAGTCCATCTTACCCACATTGCGTGGATTATTATAGTGGTCTAAAACTGCGTCTGAATATGCCATAGTGCTCCTTAGTATTTATTAGCCTAGCAACAGCTTTTTAGCGTGCTTAGGCAGGTCACCTAAATTAATAGTTTGAGGCTTATCTTCTTCTGGAATATCGTTCTCCAAAATAACTATAAGCAATCCATCTACAATATCAGCTCCAACCACTTTGATTGTGTCAATTAATGTGAATGAACGTTCAAACGCTCTTTGAGAAATACCACGATGGGCATAATCTCTTGTATTACTACCACCCTTATGTTTCCCGGTAATAGTTAAAACTCCTTTTTCAAGAGTTAAATTAATGTCCTCTTTTTTAAATCCTGCAACAGCGATTTCAATTAAAAAGTGACCGTCATCTCTTCTGATAACATTATACGGTGGGTATCCAACGCCTCTGGCGGTTTCTACATTCATTTCCGCTAAGTTATTGAAGAGTGAATCAAATCCAAGGAATGTATCTCTTGGAAAGTTAAATGCTAAGTTTGTCATTTTGACCTCCTATATATAGCAAGGTTATAATTGTAGCAAAATGCTACGGTTTTTGTAAGCCCTATCGGCACTTACAATTCTATTTATACATATATTATATCACACTTTGATATAAATGTACATAGTTTATAATAAATTTTCTTTATATATACTAGCTAATCCTAATGCTTCCTTATTAAAATAAATAAGATTTATAAGAGCTTCTGGTGTAATGAATGACATAAGTGTATCCACCTGTGCATTACCATCATCACCTATCTTCCAATCATACTTACCGACTTTCTTTTCAATAGCCGCTATTGCATCCTTATCTAAGCTCATTTGATGTAGAGCATTTCGTAATTCGAATGTATTTTGATTTCCTTTATTTACCCATAAAGCTTTTTGCATACCATCTCTAAATGATTTAACAAGCTTATAAGCATCATAAAATTCTCCGGATGGTTCTACACCCCAACGCTTTTTAAATAAAA